CCTGATTTGTCAGTACCAAAAATATATGTATTGGCGTCAACTACATTATAAACTTTAAATATTCCTGAACTAAAAGTCATATCAGGATATGTTTTACTTCCCATAGAACAAGACATTAATATATTTTCTACTTTAACTAAATCATTATTTGCTAATCCGTGAGCAGTAGATGTTACTGTAAAAAGTCCTGTTACATTATCATATGTAGCGCCACTAATTGATGTTGAACCTCCAACACTTGAAACTGTTGCTAATTTAACTGTACCACCACTTACATAAGTATGGTCAATATTACTTGGTGCTAAAAAGATATTTAATTCTGTAACTGATTCTGTTGATACTACAGGATAAACACTTGAATAAGGTGCTTGTGGATAAACTTTAGTTCCAAATTCGCAAGTTGTTTGAATTCCAAATAAGTTAACACTATCACTTGCTGATAATCCATTCGTTGCTGTAGTAATTACAGCTTTACCTGTTGTTGTATTATAAACAAAATCTGTAATTGCTAATCTACTGGTATCAGCTTTAACAACTTCTCCACCACTTACATAAGTTTGTGCAACAGTACTTGTTCCAATATCAACTTGAAATGTTGTTCCTGTTAAATTTGCTGCTTCTACTGTAAATGCTGTATTCGTTGAATGTATTGGATATGTTTTATTTCCTGAAGGACAACTTACTAATAAATCTCTTACTTCAACTAAATCTCCAACACTTCTAGCGTGAGCAGTTGATGTAGTTATATCTCCACCTGTAGGACCTGTGGACCCTATATCATTACCATCAATTCTTAATTTATCTCCTACATTATGATTTGATCCACCAGAAGATACTGTAACCGATATTCCACCTGAAGTATTAACTTTATAATGTGAATCACTACCAGTTTCTGGATATGTTTTAGAACCTTGTGAACAAGTGTAATTCATACCTCTTAATCTTATTGTATCATTTATATTTAATCCGTGAACACCTGAAGTTGTGATTGTAATAACACCTGTAATATTATTGTAAGGTGCGTCTGTTACTGTTAATGTACTATCGTCTGTTTTTCTAATTGAACCACCATTAACATAAGTGTGTGCAAATGTTGATGTGCCTAATGAAATTTCAAAAGATGTTGTGTCTGGAACCTGTGAAACTGTAAATTCTTTATATGCTACTGCTCTAACATTAAAGTAAGTAGAAGGAGTTAATCCTGAATAACCTGAAATATTTTCTACTTCTCTAATTTGATTTCTCTTTGCCCTATTTAATGCGTATCCAACTGTTTTAAAAGGCGCTGATTCTGTACCTGTACTAGTACCACCGTCTGTACCACTTGGTGAAACCCATAAAACATTTCCACCTGAAGGAGTACTCCACTGGATATCTAAACCATCGTTAGTTAAGAATGAACCAGGAAGACCTAATGGTAATCTACCAACACCACCAGCGTTTTCAACGATCATATCGCCACGAGTAGTTAATACAGCGGCAGTATCACCTTGGGCAACGATTGCCCATACGGTTGCGTCTGAACCTGGAAGAATATTTAATTGTTGATCTTTTAAACAAGTATATGAGTTTGAACTATATCTTACAGTATCACCAACTTCATATGTTGTAAGTGAAGACCAAGTACCTCTCCATTTAAATCCTTCAACAACAACTTTCCAATAAGTTGCGTTAACTGATCCATCTACTTGTGCAGGTCTTTCGTTTATATTATTTAAAATACTGACATAAGAATTACCACCGTACTGGACTGTATCTCCAGTTTTGTATGCAGTACCGTGAGCATAAACTCCAGTTGCATTGAAACCTGTTGTGATTATATCCCAATAAGAATCGTCGGCAGGAGTTCGTCCTGAACCTTCGTTTGTATCAACCCATACATAAGAATACCCACCGTAAGTTACGACATCACCTTTTTGGTAAACCGTACTTGCGTTGTATGAATCTTCAAATTGTAATCCTTCTGAATAAACTGTAAAGTTTCCTTCAGCAAAATCTGTTGACCCAGCACCTGAAGTGTGGGCAGTTGTACATTTATATTGGTATGAACCAAACTTAACAACATCATCTAATCTGTAATATGTTGTAGTTGCCCAATCACCTAAAAATGCTAAACCTTCACTATAAAGTGAAAAGTTTCCTAAATTTATAAAAGAATCACCACCTGAAGCAGATGTGTGTTCTGTTATAGTTCTATATGTTCGTCCACCATATTTAACTAGGTCGTTTAATCTGTATTGTGTATCTGAAGCGTAATCACCTCTAAAATCAATACCGTCTGAATATTGTTCAAATTTTGAAAAGTCTAAAACTGTGCCTGATGATGTGTATTGAGTAGTACAACGGTATTGTTTACCACCGTAAGTAACTAGGTCATTTAACTTGTACCAAGTTGCATTGGCATAAATTCCTTTAAAGTAAAATGATTCGCCGTGTAGTTGCCAATAATCTGTATATGTTCCTGGGTCTGTATAAAATAGATTTTCACCAGCTGGTGATGTATGATTTTGAATACATACATATGAATTACCACCGTATTTTATAATGTCATCTATTAAATAACCTGTACTAGTTGCCCAATCACCTCTCCATTTAAATTTAAGTCTGCCTAGTTTAAAATCTGCCATTTTTCTCTCTTTTACCTACTAATTTTGTTCATATTAAACAGCGCTTTGATAAGTCGTTGCATTAACCGTTGCCGTTAAATCTTCAAAAGTATTAAAGTCATCACTTCCTAATTCTGACCTAGTTGTACCTTGATTACTTCTTTTTACTAAATCCCCACTATTACTATTTATAAGAAATGTTGTAGTAGGATTACCTGAATAGTTAATTTGTTGAAATTTATCACTATCGTTATTATAATATCTTTTCTTAACCGTACCTATAACTATACTCAATCCTGTCTTTGGAATTAGAGTAAAAGTTACTACGGTATTATTGACTAAAGTAAAGTCTGAAAATGGAACTTGTTGAACTCCATCTAAAAATACTGCAATCCTTGACTCATTTAATACTGGTGTTGATATTGTATATTGATATAATGTACCATCAGTTGTGAAATAATTAACATCAAACATCTCTAATCTTTCATCAACATAGTCCTCTTCGTTTCTTCCAACGAAATCTGACTTTCCATCTTCGTAATATTTTGATACTTCAATAGTTTCAGAACCAATGTTAGGATTTACAGAAGTTAAATATAACAGACCTTCTTTTGTGCGTCTTATTGCGTTAAAAGTTTTTACTTTTGTAGAAGCAGCGGGTGTATGTGAAACTAAATATGCCATTTTTCTATATTTATATTACTTATATTACTATGTTAATTCAAGGATACTTGCGTATGCCTCAACATCAACTGAACTTGAATCAGGAGAAGGATCAGCAACAACTCGTATAATATCATTGTTTTCTAAATTTACAGGTTTGTCTAGTGTTAATGTATTGTTTGGCGGAACTTCTAAACTTCTACCAATATGATAAAAAGTAGAACCACCGTCAGTTGTAACTTTAACATTTACAGTTGCACTAGCACTTGAACTTTTATTTGAAACATATACAGCGTGAATTACAGCAGTTGCACTTGCACCAGCAGTAAATAAATTTGCTGATGAATCGTCCACCACTGGAACGGTTATACCTGCATTTTTAAATGTTGACGCCATAATTAACTACCAAATACTATTGAATACGCTAATGCGTCTCCATCCATTGCAACTTGACCATTTGAATTAGGTAAATATATTGTTCTATCACCAGTAGGTTCTATAGCAGTTAAAGTTGTTTCATAGGCATTTTCTAAATAACCTTCAAAAATTAAATTTGAACCGTTTAAAGTAATATCATTATCGGTTACAGCACCACCGTCTGTAACACTTTGTAAACTAGTTGCACCTGCACCACCAACTTCTTTAATTGCGCCGCCAGTTGTTTTAGAAAACAACTTACCATCAGTTAAATTCATTGCCAATTCGCCAATTTCTAAAGCGCCAGCGCCTGGAATTTGGTTTGGTGTTTCTGATCTTTTTAATTTTATTACTGTTGCCATTATTTTTTAAGTCTATTCATTTTTGCTTTGAATTTTATTTTGTTTATTAATTTTATTTTTGTTAATCTTCTATCTAATTCAATTCCTAATTTTCTACCAATTCTCTCTAATTCTTTTTTTGTTTTGTTCTTTAAATCTTTAAGTAAAATAACTGTACTCTTTTTCTTTGGTTCTTTATTAATGCCTGGTGCTCCTGAAATCAAAAACCATTTAATTTTCTTCCAAAGATTCATTAGATACTATCCATTATTGCTTTGATAAAACTAGCATTTGCTTTTTTAGTTTCATCACATATTGTTCCTGCTGTACTGACCGTTTCATTACATAATTCTTTTGAAACTTCAATACACCATCTTTTTAATTGTTCTATCATTAGAAAGAACCTCCGTCAATAGTTGTAATTTCAACATCTCCAGATGTAACTGTAAAGTTATCTGAAGTAAATTTAGCAACACCTTTATTAGAAGCAGTAGCGTCTTCGCCTGTAATTGTTAATGTGTTGTTTACAGCAGATGTATTAATACCTTCTCCTGCTAAAAATTCTAATGCACTACCTATTGTTACCGTACCTTGTGATGAACCTTCATCAGCAAATCTAAAGTCTTCAATTTTAACACCATCAATACTACCTGCTAACATAGCATTTGTAATACCTAATGCCTTAACTCTTAATGCGTCTGTATTAACTTCAATTGAAGCGTCATCCACTTCAACATCCATTTGGTTACCATCTTTTGATAAAGCGGCACCAGCAGTAATTTGACCTGCACCAGAGAATTGTGATACATCTAAATCAGTTGTTCCAAATGTTGGAGCACCTGTATGTGTAAATGTATAACCATTGTTAGCATTTAAAGTACCTTCTTCAACAAATACAAAAGAACCACCTGTTAATTCAGCAGGTTGATCTTCTGGAGTTGATCTTGTTAGTACCCAAGGATTTGAAACATCACCTAAAGTTGTTAAAGTATAGATACCGTTTTCAGTAGCGTCTGTTTGATCTTTAACTAAAATTCTATCATTTAAATTTGTTGCTGTACTATCTAAAGTTAATGTTCCATTTGAACTTCCTGTTAATGTTGCACCAACACCAAGACTTCCATTATTATAAGTTGCTGATAAGTTAGCAGTTGTTCCTAATTTACAAGAAGGTTTAGTATCTAAACCTTGAGCAACTTGGTCAACATACATTTTGTTCGCAAGTGAATTGTCTGTAAAACCTGATCTATCTTCATAACCTGAAGGAACAATTACTGTTCCTGTTCCGTTTGGAGATAAATTAATATCTTTATTACTTGCTGTTGTTGAAACTGATTGACCATTAATTGTAAGGTCATCTACTACTAAAGAAGTTAATCCTGCAATATCTGTTTCAGTAGCACCTAAAGTTAATACTGAACTACCTATTGTTGTTTGAGGATTTGCTAAATTAGCATTTGATATACCTGCACTACCAGATAAGTTAACATTAGTTAATGTATTCGCTTGAATTTCTACATTGTTGTCGGTAACTTCTGTATCCATACCAGCGGCACCAGAGAAAGTTAATGTTTCGGAAGTATTGTAAGTATCTGTTCCTGTATCGCCTGCTAAATTTATGAATTGATTAACAGTTACGAAATCTAAATTACCAGATCCGTCTGTTTTTAAAAATTGTCCAGGAGTACCATCAACGCCTGGTAAAACAAATGTTTCGGATGATGTAACTGCATTAGGTGATCTTAATCCTATGTAGTTAGTACCGTTATTAGTACCTTCGTTAAATCTTATTTCCCCACCTTCTGTTAGGTGGTTACCTACGTTTAATGTGTCTATTGCTAAATTTGAATCAACTACGACTGCGCCACTACCTGTTAAAGTACCAGCGACGTGGTCTAACATATCTGTAAAATACTGACCTCCGATTACTGATACATTATTTGCGTCACCATTACCGTCAACGCCACCTTCACCAATAAAAATTCTATCACCAAGGTTACCTTGTAATCCTGTTCCATAAGTATATGCTAATTCACCTAATTTTAGTGTTGCTGGTGCTGTAGTTGATGAACTTCTTTTAATCTGTATTACTGTTGCCATATCCTACCTTAAAAACTTCCGCCGTTAAATGTTAGTGTTCCAGTAGTGGTAACAATTTCGTTTTTACTTACAAACATACCATCACTAGCTCTATATTGTAATAATGCACCATCATTTAATGAAGTTACGTCAACATCACCTAATAATTTTAAAGAAAGAGAACTATTTTCTGCTGCTTGTCCTGAAGGTAAAGTTACTGAAACTTCCTGTGGTCCACTAGATGTGGGAGCATTGATTTTTGCTGTACTAGATGTGGAAGCATTGATTTTTGCTGTAATCGTCATTGACCTCTCTCTTTAACAATATTTATAATACTTTTAACTTGTTGTTACATTCGGTCTTATAGTAATAATACCTTCAATTACTCTAGTTACGGTGCCAGTTGCTGTCTTTGTAATTTCTACATCATAGACATATCTCTCTGGTGCGTCTAAAGTTGCGGTTTGAGCCGCTGTTAGACTTAATGCTACAACTCCTGAAGTTGCGTCTGTAGCAATTAGTGATGTAATAGATGTTCTTGTTCTTGTTGACGCATACCCCTTTGCCATCTTGGCTTCCGTTGTATATCCAGTCAAGTCAAATGCGTTATTATTTGCGTCTTTGACTGTAATATCTGAACTAAAGTTTGCGCCTTGATCTATTAATAAATTAGCTATTGCTGCCATTGTCTTCTATTGGTTGTAAATTTTCTTCTTTCATTAATTCTTTAATTTTATTATTATAAAAATCTGTAAGAACTCTTATTTTTTCCAACTCAATATCGTGTCTGACTCTGGATTGTTCAATTTCTTGTCTTGCTGTTATTCTATTTCTCAATCCTATACTAAACTTCGCTTCGTCATACACTTTTCCATCTATGGTTATTGCCATTATAAACTCCTTCTGTTATAATATATAGGTATATTTATACGAGATATAAATAGATATAAAGGAGAAAAATATGGCTTATTGGAGTTTAACTACATATAGCAGACCAGACAAATCTAAAGAATGGTGGTTACAGGATACTATTGATGAGATAAAAGCAGAAAGCAGCTCAACTAACAAAGGAATAGGTAGACTAATAGTTGCCCTTGAAAATGCTGGAAAAATTACTCATTACTCAATATCAGAAGCAAATGATGGTTTAAAACAATATATTAAAATAGGATTTGATAATAAAGATACTTTTGATAAATTTATAGCAGATATGAAAAGTGCTCAACCTCTACATACACAGAATAGAGATAAATGGGTAGAAGATTACGGTCTTACTTCTACTATACAAAACCAAGAATCAGAACCTACAATTACGTTATAAAGAAATATTATGATAATCAAACCATTTGGAGAAGATGGCATTTCTTTATTACAAGGTAATATAAAAGATGATCCGTCAGGTGTGAAGAAGGAAAAAGAAAAATTAAGAAATTGCTGTTTAACAGATTTTAATGAGGATAAGAATTTTTATAATGATGTATCAGATTATATTTGTTCTTTATTAGAAGAACCAGGAGATTATACTAAACATCAAAAATTAAGTATTCAAAATGGAAACATTACAAATGTTCCTTTAGATAAAAAAATAGTAATTGATTTAATTAATAAGATAACACGTGGGTTTAAAAAACAAACAAAAATTTTAGATATATGGGCAGTTTTATTGAAAGAAGGAGATTTCCAATTATTACATAGTCATTTAGGTGGAAGACCTGGTGTGTCTGGTGCTCTTTATTTAAAAATTCCTGAAATGAAACCACCACAAGGTAATGTAAATTTTGTATCAGAAGGTAAAGTGTTTAGTTGGAGTCCAAAAGATGGAGACTACTTTGTTTTTCCAGCACATTTAATCCACGGAGTTTATCCTTTTAGAGGACCAGGAGATAGGATAATGATTTCTTGGAATAGTGTATGATATGGCGCCATTTAGTTAAAGACAATTTTTTAAATGAAAAACATTTTAACAATCTAAAGAATATTAAGTTTGATACAAAACCTGATGAGTGGAATATTCACAAATATAGAATATATAAAAATGGTGAAATAGAAATAGGCGTTCAAAATTCAACTAGTAATTGGCCTTTAAAATCTATGTTAAAGGACCCACGTTATAAAACTGATCCTAATTTTGTTAAAGAGATAACAGAATTGTATTATAAAGGTGTATATCCTTTAAGTGAGAAAACAGTTTGGCGAGAAGATTTATCTCCTTTAACCAAAGAAGATATAAAAGATATACACAACACATACCACAATCAAATGTGGCAATGGTTAACAGAATTAGCACCAGAAAAATTACATCTTTACAAATATACAGAATTACGTATTACAAATACTGGTAAAGATTATATATATCCTCTACATACAGAAAATAAAATTAACTTATTAAGTGGAATAGTTTATATTTCACCTAAAAAAAATACAGGTACTTTTTTGTATGATGATATATCAGGCACAAATCCACAACAAGTTGAGTGGAAACCAAATCGTTTTATTGGATTTAGCAGAAATGATTCTACCTGGCATAGTTATGAAGCAGATGGAATTAATAATAGATTAACATTGGTTTATAACTTACGAGCAGAATAGGAAAACTATATGAATATAATGTTTGTTACCTTACAAGGTTATACATTTTCTCAACACAATAAATCTGATAAATCAGTAGGTAAAAAATATCAACAATCTTACAATAATAATTTCATATTACCTGTCTTTTATCATTTAAGGTCTTTTTATAAAAAAGTTGGAAAGTATTATGATAAGTACAAATGGTTTCCTTGCGAGTATGGTTGGAAGAATCAAGACCCACAAAAAATAGTAAATACAATTCTAAAAAATAAAATAGATGTTTTATGTCTTTCTATGTTTATATGGAATTGGGAAATACAAATAGAAATATCAAGATTAATAAAACAAAAAAATCCTAATATAAAAATTATAGTAGGAGGTTCACAACTAGACTATAAAGATCCAGATATTGCTACTAAACACCCATATTTTGATTATATAGTATATGGTGAAGGTGAAGTACCATTCCAAATGTTATTAGATAGTTTTTACGAAAAGATTGATGAGAAGACCATACCTAACTTAATAACTAAAAATTTTAAAACTAAAAATGAAGTTTTTAAATTCTCAAATTATCCACCATACAGTCCTATATTAGACCTTAAAGAAGCGTTTATTGAAGACTATGCTTATTGGAATGCAAACAAAGCTAATCCAGATACAAATGTAGTTTTATTTTATGAAAAAGTAAAAGGTTGTCCTTACAATTGCGCCTTTTGTGCTTGGGGTGGTGGAATACATAATAAGGTTACCATAAGGAGTACAGATTGGAGAGAAGAATTAAAATTCCTTTCTAATTATGATGTATCCCTATGCTCTACCGACGCTAATTTTGGAATGTTTAAAGAAGATATAGAAATGCTTGAACTTGCATTATCACTTCGTAGTAAAAAATCTAAATTTAATTTTACACTTTATACTTACAGCAAATTAAAAAAAGAAAGAGTTTTTGCTGTTTGGGAATTAGAATATAGATATGGTAAAAGAAAATTTAGAGTAGCATTACAAAATTTAGATGCTGATGTATTAAGCAATATTGAAAGACCAGAAATACCTTGGGACAAACATAAAAAAATGTTAATAGACTGGCAAAGTTTTAAAAATAATGTTGAGTATGATGTTGAAGTTATACACGGTTTGCCAGGAATGACTGTTGATAATACTAAAAAAATGTTATTAGAATTTGCTGATACTAATTTTGTAAACATATTATTCTATCCTTGGCGGTTATTACCAAACACTCTTTCAAATGATAAAGATTATCAAAAGAAATATAACTTAAAAATATTTAATCGTATAGAATTAATGAGACCAATCAATTCTAATTTAGATGATTTGTATGATGAAGTGGTTGCTGATAAACACGGTATGGAAATAATATCTAAAGAAGAAACAATATATGATGGTAAGATGAGTTTTGAAGATTATATAAAAATTATATATCTAATAGTAATGTATAATACAGTATTTGAAAAACAAAAAACTTATGATTTAGATAAACTTGAATTACTTATGAAGTATACTCTTTCACGTATAGAAAACCTTGTTAAGGAACAAAGTAATTATTGGAGAGAGAAATTAAAAAAATATGGATTTATAGTAACAGGATTAAATCATAATGGTAAAGTATATGAATTTAATTATAAAATAGAACTTATTTGTGAAGAAATTTATAAAGAGTTTATAGAAATGAGCGGTTAGGTAAATGAATATTATTAGTAGTTGAAGCAATACTTTGCCAACAGGC